TTATTTCTAAATGGTTTTACAAAAACTATCTTATCACCAACATCTATTGTCCCTGCTGATGCACCTGTAAAATCTTCTGGTTTTAATCTTGTACTATAACTTACTACTTGTGGATTATCTGAATCTCCTGCAACAATTAATCTTTCAGAAAATATTGTAGCATACTTTGATTTTTCTGGAGCAGACCTTTGTACTTCTTTAAAGTAATAAGTATATGTTCCACTCGCAACTTCTATCTTAAGATGAGCAGGTTTATTATTTCCATCTACTATAAATAATTCACCATACTGTGATTCACCTTCATACAATGCAAACTTACAATCTGATTGATTTGTTCTTGCTATTGTTGAACCACTTGCTAATTGTGCTGCAGTAGCTCCATTCTTTTTAATTACTTGACTGGATGCTGTTGCTGCATAATTACCATCAACTGTCATTGATGTATTATTTGTAATACTTAATACATTAAAGACTTCATTATTAATTTTAATGTCGTCACCTTCTGCAAATTCTGTAGTAAAACTTGTTCCACTTCCTGTTACTGTAGCTGAACCTTGAGTTACTGAAACTGTTCCTGTCTTAGCTTGATAAGTATCTTTATTAAGTTGTGTCCAAGTATTACCATCTGTACTATAATAAATATTTGAACCTTGACAAGCTACTACTCCTAATGCGTAATGAAATATACCTTCAATATTAGTATTAGTACCATCAGGTTGATTTGAACCAAACTTAGTATATCCATTAACTCTTCTATATCCACCATGAATAGAAGATTCATAGTTTTCTAATTTTGTTGCAACACCCGGTGTTCTAAATAAAGTATGTGTAGTACCTACTAAATCTAACCCACCTTCGCAAGTTACTGATACACCTTGTTCTGCCATTAAACTACTCTTGTTCTATCGTCAATCATCCTATCTGGAAAAGGTTCAATCAATTGCTCACGCATAGTTCTTAAACCTTTTTTATATTCAGCATCAGCTAATTGAGACTGACTTATGTTATCTTTAAATTGATGTACATAGTATCTTGCTCTTGATAACAATACTGTTGTATATTGTTGAGGGAATACTACTGTATCACCATGTGCTGTTAATTCTGTTGGTTGGTTGTATGCAAAGAAATAAATTTTATATTTACCATCTGGTATAGGTGATAAACCAAACTTATCATTCTTTGGACTTCTGATAATTCTTTGTGGAATACCATAAGTCTGTGCATCACTCTTATCTACTGCTTCAGATATTGCGTAATGCTTTCTCCAAAATTCTGTTGTTATAGGTCTTAAGTTTCTTATTTCATAAGGTGCTGATTTTCCTGATACACCTTCTTCAGTCAGTACTGTATTTTCATAATCTACAAAACCATAGTCAGTTGTAATGCTACTTGAACTTGCGTTAAACTTGTACCACCTAGTTCCAGCGACAGTTTCAACTGAAACATTTCCATAATAGTCATTAGATGGGTCACCGACTGCTAAAAAACTCCACTTATCTTCTGCGTTACAAATATCAAAGTATGCTCTATTAATTACATCTTTAATATATTTTTGAATTCCTTTTGCACCTGTAAAAGAAACACTTGTTAATTCAACTTCGTTTAATTCTCTAATAATAGTATTAGTCAAATCAAGATATGTACGAAATGGTGCTGCCATGAATTAATTCCTTATTAAGTGTTCTTAGTTATAAAAAGAGAGGGCGAGATTAATCGCCCCCTCAATATTAATTATTAGTCTATAGCATAGACTGCTTTTACTAAAGCATCATCTCTAAGAACTTGTCTTCCATAAACATGAAGACCTCTTACGATATCACCGAAAGTATCAGTATCTCTAAGAGTTTCAATGTTAAGGATTGACTGAGCAGTTGCTGTAGAAGACATATGTCCTGCTAAGCATTGACCAGTTGAGTTCGTACCTGAAACTGCAGGTATGTTAGAAGATTTATACATTTTAAATCCTCTGATTGAACCAGACGCAACTAGACCATTTCTTACACCACCATCACCTTGATTGTAGTCAGATGACATTAGTTTAGAATCAGTACTAGCTAGTTCTTCATAGAACTCAGGTTTTGCAACAAACCATCTTTGGTCTTCTGGTACTTGAGAGTCATCCAAAAGTCTTGCCATTCTAGCCATAATTGCTAGAGGGCTAACTTCTGAACCACCATTCCCCATATCAATAGGGTCACCTGAAGTCATGTTAGCTGTTGCTGAACCATTTCCATCACCACCTAGAATGTGGTCTGGAGTTGAAGAAGATACTCCTGCAAACATTGCAGTTAATACTTCTGAGTCCATAGTGTCTTTAAGAGTGTAAGCTGCACTAGATGCACCAATAGATGCCCAGTTAACATGAGAAAGTTTTTCCTCAATGTCGTCAACTATAAACTTAAAGCTGTTTGCTTTGTCGATTACAAGAGTTAATTCTTGGTCAGTTAAGTACTGTTTAGTAGTACTTGCTGCTCTTGTATAAGCCGCAACTGTTATTGATGGCTCTTTGATGATTTTTACTGTATCACCGAAAGCCGCAATTTCACCTGCGTAGTCTGTGTTTGTAATGGCTTCGATTACAGAAGACTTTCTAAAGAAGTTTTGAATCTTCTTCGAAAATATTTCTGGTACGAAGAACTCATTAGTTTGTCCAGTAGTACCTGCATTAAAGTTATTGTTTGCAGCTCCACCGGCATTTTGAAATACCGCCATGATATTCCCCTTTCCTTTTTGTTAGTTTAAGTGATTAACAATGTGCGGTCTAAGTTTTTTAAGATGTCGGATTACCAGAACCTCTGCTTGGTCTGTTACCCATGTCATTAATGACACGACCATCAGTCATAGCTTCAGTTATAGCTTTCTCGTTCTTATCAAATTCTGACTGCGACATTGCCGCTATTTGTGAACGAGTCCAAATCTTTTTCGAACCATAGCCAACTTCTTTGGTGTTCTTAACTTTAACCATTTGAGAAGCATCAACTAAGTCGCCAGTTTCTACTTTGGATTTTGACTTGCCGGTATCCTGTTTAAATAAATCAATTGCCCTAGAAGCTAATTCCGCATTAGAATTATTACTATAAATCCAACCCTTAATTTCTTCCGGTTGACTTTCTGCCCAACTATGAAATGCATCTGACTCACGAATCTCTTCAAAGTCTGGATGTAATCTCGCTAGTTTAGCTTCAGCTTTTTCCTTGTTAATAGAAGTATTTAATTTCTTAAGACTATTAATCTCTTGTTTTAAATCCTCTGTTTCCTTGGATGCTTGAAGATGTGATACTGATTCAACAACACCATAAACATCTGGATATTCCTTTTTAAAAGCTGCAAGTTCGTCAGCACTCTTTGGAGCTTTATACTTAGGTCTATTGGACCTAACTTCAGCTAGGAGTTCTTCTTCTCTTGCTTTAAAAGAATTTACCCGACCATCATAATGTTTCTTGAGGTCATCATATCTTTTTTTGTAGTCAACCTTTTGATAAGGTTTGTCTTCAGTTTTTTCCGGAGTGTCTTCCTGTGGTTCATCTAATGACTGCATTGAGTCAACGACAACTTTAGGTTGGTCCTTCTTAACTGCTATAGAGTTAGCATCTTGAAAAGTTTCCTTTTTATTTGCTTCCTCTTGTTCATAATCTATATAATCTTTTTTTTGATTATAAGGATTTGCTTCTTTCGTTTCTTTATTTTGTGGAGTAGCTTTACTTTTTAGTAAAGTGTCCGCATTACTATCAACCATTTTTAATCACCTTTCTTGGTTTGGGGTTTTACATTAAATGTAAAAGTAGCCGATATAGAGTGCCTAGGTGATTGCCCGGGTAGCTCTATATTTTGTACTTATCAGCAGACATTAGTCCGCCTTTATACATCATGGGTTGTTCAGAATCCATTTGTTGTGAATCTTGAACTGCCATACTGTTATCATACTCTTCTTCTGCAGATTTCATTTGTTTTCTAAGTTTATCTACACCAATTTGCTTAGTAGCTTTTGCTGTAAATACAAACTCACCATCTGATAACATTGCAGGTATCGAGTCTGAAGTTCCTGTTCCCGGTCCATCTACTTCGCCTTCACCGGTAAATTCTTTTGTTGTTAACTTGACAATGACATCCACTATTCCCGGATGCATTTCAATAACTTCTTCTAATAATGCTTCTTCATCTGAATCTAAAACAGAAGTATCAACTTGTGCAGATACATCCATTTCACCTTCTTCCATAGGAGGAATTGCTTCTTCCATTTGCATATCTAAAGAAGTTTCTTGCTCTGGTGTAAGTTCTGGGATATTCATATCACCTTCTATTTCTCCACCTTCAGCTTTTTTATTTTGTAATCTTTGCCATTCTTGTGAGTATGCACTATAATCACTCATAGATAAATCTTTAATATTTACTTTTTTAACTTGAGTAAGCCATGCCATAAAAGGAGTATCACCTTCTGACATTTTAATAACTGGTCCACCATGTGAATAAGCTTGGTATCCTACATCTTCATAAATTTTTCCAAGTCTAGGGTCACCACCCATTAAGCCACCAGTAGCAGCTTTGGTTACATTTGCTTTGTTCATTTTAATTTTATTCATCATAGCATCTCCTATACTTGCTCTTATTGCACTTTCATCAGCACCTGATTTTATCATTGTATTATATACTGCTAGTGCTTGACTATATGCTTTTTTATCATCTACCACATCACCTTGTGAATATCTTGCTCTATCTGGACTAAACAATCTAAGAGGTGTTCCCTCTCTTACACTTTGTGGTGTATTAATATCATACAATCCCATTCTTGGTACAGAATCTGTAGCCGACTTTAATGCTTTCATCTGTCCATCTAAGGGTTTTGTTGCCATAATATTAATCCTGTTTGTTTAACTTATTAGTTTCTTCAAGCCGGATTAACTGTTCCAGTAAATTCCATTTCCCTTGGTTGCGGTACACCGCCTGTTCCGATTGTGCCATTGCCAACCCCAGAGTTGTCTGGTCTTGTAGGTTCTTGAGGTACTGCTTCAGGGACTTCCATTGGGGACTCTGGACTATCTGCTCCACCAGTTGCCGGTCCTGCTTGTTGTTGTTGTCTTGCATTCTGTAATCCTATTATTTTTGCATATATCTCAGCTTCGTTAGGGTCATTAATAATTGACTCTGGGTCAAGGTCTAATGTATATGCTAGTTCTTTTACTAGTTCTGGAATCTTAACAAATGGAGCAATTGCAGGATTCTGTACACTTTGTAAGAACATTGTTAACCTTTGAGACCTTACTTCTTTCTGCATAAGTGAAGAAGTTCCTGTTGCCTTAATCTCAAGGTCGCCCTCTACTGCCAAGTCTCCCTGATAAAACTGCATGTTCCATTGGAAGTATGCTTCGCCTAAAGGTTTTAATAAGAAATCATCTAAATTTTTTACGACAGTTTTTATATTTAAGTTCGCTGCACTAAGTAACATAGACATACCAGAAGCTGTTCTTGTCATACTTTGAACACCTGTTTGTCCATGAGAGTATGATGGTATTCCTGTTGACTCATCTGCCAACTGTCTGAACTTATCAAACATCATCATATTTTCTGTTGATGTGTTTGGAAATTTTAATCCATGAATAGCTTGACCCGGCATACCTGCTTGTCTTCTAAATATTTTGCCCGGATATACATCCATGTTTTGACCTGCAACTAATGCTGACTCATCAACATCAAATACAAGTGAACCTGATAAAGCTAAATTATCAATAGCCATTCTTGCATGACCATTCATAATTTGTTGAGCATCACTCATGTTTTCTGGTACACCTATACCAAAGAAACTATAAGGATTTTTCTCATAAGGAAATGCGTTATAAGGAATTCGATAAGGTTTAAATGGATTAACTACCATTCTTAAAATTCTCTTATCTGTTGCCCACGCATTTATTTGAAGAACACTTTCATCTTCCATACCTTCTGGTACAGGGATTTGAGCATCTTCTAAAACTTTTCTATCAACACAACCCCAGAATTCTAAAACTTCAAATCTATCTGTTTCACTTCTGTATGAACTATCTTCTTGTCTTATCTCTGCTTCGTATGTTCTATTACGATAGTTAGGTCCATCTTTAAGAGTTTCAAGTACTGAGTCCTTATCAAAGAAAGGTTTGTCAAGTAATTCTATAAGTTGTTTTCTATTAAACTTATGTCTGTGAACTACATACTCACACTCTTCTAAATTTTTTGCTTGAGGGTCTGGATAAAAATCCCAAGCACTTACAAATTCTAATCTAGGAACTTTAACTTGTTCTGGTTCATAACCTCTTGAACCATCTTCGTTTTTAACATATCTATGTAAAGTTTTATTAAAAGTAAAAGGACCTTTAATAATACCTGTTCCTAATAAAACAGATTCAAAAATTGCACTTCTTAATTCCTGCGAACCACTAGATTCGTCTATTTGGTCATGGATTAACTTCTCCATTCTTCTTGCTAGTTTAGTAGCAGGTTTAATCTGTGCCATCTCTGGCATTGGAGCAGAACCTTCTTGGACTGACTCATCTCCTAATTCTTTTTTAAGAGACCCTAAAAAATTTTTATCTTCTGATAAACCACC